ACCTCATCTACAAGGTCAATTATTCTGTCATTAATAGCTGCGGTTGTAGCAATCGTTGTATCGTTGTCTGGGAATGTTTGACCATCTTTAATAGTCTCTCCAGTTGATGCGTTAAAGTATCTAGCTTCAGCAGCAGCAGTTGTAAAGAATGTACTGTTATTTACACTGTGACTTGCTTGCTCACTACTTGTAACAATAGCTTCATTTGCAATCTTTCCGAATGTTACTGCATTACCTTGTATATTTTCTGTTGCTACTGCATTAGTATTAAGTGCATTATTACCAACAGAATTTTGAGCTAATTTTGATCCTATAACTGCACCATTCTGTATCTTTACTGTTGTTACTGCTGCTGTTGCTAGCTTGTCTGCATTTACAGAATTATCAGCTATTTTATTATTAGTAACTGCACCACTTTGTAATTTTGTAGTTCCAACTGATGTATTTCCTAATTGTGCATTACCAACTGCAAGATCAGCAATATGTTCATTAGCAATAGCATCATTTTCTATTTTTGTTCCATCTATTGCATCAGCCGCAATTTTTGCCCTTGTAACACCTCCATCTTGTATCGCATTTGTATCAACTGCATCATCCGCTAGTTCGCTTGCTGTTACTGCATTAGCACCGATTTGTGTAGAAGTTATAGTATCGTTTGCTAATTTTCCTCCTGTAATTGTAGTGTTTGCAATATCTCCATTAACAATAGTTCCATCAACAATGTTTGCAGAAGCTACTGTAATATCAGTCGGTAATGCACCACTACCAAGTTTAGCTAAAGTTACAGAGTCATCAGCTAATTTTGTGCCAGCTATATTTGCAGAACTATTAATATCAGCATTAACAATAGTTCCATTGTTAATCATTGTTGATGTAACTGTACCTGTATCTCCTGTGGTTACGATTGTACCTGTGACATCAGGTACAGTAATTGTTCTATCAGCAGTAGGGTTTGTTATCGCTAGTGTTGTTTCGTTAGCATCATCAGTACTACCTTCAAATACAAGATCGCCTGTAATTGTTTGACTACCATCTCTTTTTTGATAATTATCAGCTATCTCCTGAATACCAAATAAAAGTTGGTTTGTATTATTATCTAAATCAGCTTCTGTAAGAACACTACCATCAACAAAATCAACTTTTTTAGCACCAATATTAGTATCTCTTTGAAACTTAATAGCAACTCCATTTCCAGGTTCATTACCACTGGTAAATGTAATTTGTGTTGCACTGGTGAAAGTGTAGTGAGTTGATAATGTTTTAGCGACACCACCGACTGTAACATCTACTTCAGCTTCTGATAAGTAAGAAAAGGAAACATTAAACGGTCCAGCAGTACCATTACCTGTATGGTTTGTAAAAGATGCAGCAGTGTTAGTAGCCATGATTAGTTAAGTTGATTAAAGAGAAAAATCAGATTCACTTAAAGAGTTTTTGTATTCTTCTTTATATTTTAAATCATTTTCTCTTTTTATTTCAACTTGTTTTTTTCTAAGGTCAACACCTTGTTCTCTTATCCATTCGTTTTCTCCTCTTTCAATAAATTGATTATTAATACCTGTCATTCCAAGTCCAATTATTCCTTTTTGTCCAGGCACACCATTCATAATTCTACTAATAGCTGTTTTTGAAGCTTCTCTACCATTTTTTTTAACAATATTATAATTTGTCTTAAAATGTGTTGTAGTCATATATTTCTGTAGAGTTTCATCTAATGTTAAATTACCATATCCATTGTTAATTGTAAGAGAGTTGATTTTGTTTTTTAGTTTTGCATATTGATTAGTATCTAAAGAATATGGCTCAATATTTGATGAATCCATATTTCCTAAAATCTTATCTGAAGGTTCTCTTAAAGTTGTACCAAGTGTAGCTAAAGCTGTTAGTACAGGATGATTTTTTGTTTCACTTTTTGCCATCCAACTTATAAGATCAGGACCAACTTTTTCTGGAAATGTTATAAAATCTCCAGTAATATGTTGTTCTACAGGAGGTAAATTCATACTATATCCTGGCACTTTTTCAGAAAGCTTATTTAATAACTCTCTAAGTTCTTTTATTATTTCATTATCGGCAGCTTTAATTCCAAATAATTCATCACCTGCTCGAACTTTAGTATCTCTTCTTACGTCAAATGCTTCTGTTTCTTTTTTTGGTATTCCCATCATATCGAGAATATCTCCAGGTAATCTGTTACCTTGCACAACAATATTCGGCACTAAACCAGTTGCTATATCACTAAAAAAACTACGACCTTTTGATGGATCGCTTGAAAATATTGCAAAATCTCTTAGATCAGATAGGTAAGAACGATCAAAGATATTACGAGTAAAAGCATATAAATATCGTGAAATAAAATCATCTGTTTCGCCTTGAGTTAAACTACCGCTAATTCTTGAAAAATCAGTCATCAAACCAATCCAACCAGATAAAGGATCAAACCTTTGATATGAATAATAGTCAAACATTTTTTTTCCATCTTCTCCATAAATATAATTACCGTCTGCATCTTTCTTTGCATATCCAATGCTATATGGCCGCCATTTGTTATTCCATTTATTTTTAAATTCATTTCTACTATCTGCATTAAAAAGATTTGGCCCACTTCCTGTTAAATGAATATCTGCATCTTCACTAAATTTGTTGTACGCTAATCCAAAGAAAACTATTGCTGCACCTTTACTAAACCTAAGCTGTCCTCTAGTTTGTTGTCTTACTATTGGATCTAAACTGTTTAAATCATTGGCAACTTCAGCTAAAGCATTATTTAATAATGGAGTTCTTCTTAGTTGTCTTTTAAAAATATTGTTTGGAGTTCTTACAAAAGACATAAATGTCCTAGCTATAGGAACTTGATTGGCAAATTGATTTAAAGCTTTTGCTGTTTTTCCTATCAAAAGACCATCAGTTCTAATATCTTCTGTGTATGTAGATCTTCTACCAAATTGTTTTGCATTTTTTAATATTCTTGATTGAGTTCGTGTAAGACTTTTTGTACTACCTGTAGAAAAAGTTTGTATAATTTTATCTATACTTTCTTTGATAAAATCTGTTTTAGCTTGACCTTTTAAACCTTTTTTACTGGCTTCCATATACGCTAAGTAATGAGATGATCCAATAATATTTCTACTTTGAATAAGTGCATCATTAGCAGTCATCAAACGACTTGGTATTCTTACAACATATTTTCCTAATCTATTTACCCATTTAGCTGTTAAAGAATCTCCTGCCATTGACACAGCAAATCTATCTGCATAATCAGTTTTTATAGATCCTGGATTCATAAAATTATCTTCCAAATCCCATGATTGCTTCCAAGCTTTAAGAGAAAAATTAAAATCACTTCCCAAACCAATAATATATTGCATAGCAGCATCACGCTCTGTTTTGCTTGTTCCACCTAAACCTAATTCAAAAGCACTTTGCATTGATTCTGCTAATCCTGATATAAGATTTATTTCTTGAGTGCCAGGAGCGGACAGCATAGCATTGATTCTAATTTCATTAAAGACTCTCATAAATGGGTCTACTTTTTCTAAAATCCTATGAAATGCACCAGTTTTATAAAGATTCTGTAATTTTTCAACTTTACCCTCTGTTCTTTTAATAGTATTTGTTAATTTATTTAGTTTTGTAAAATCACCTGTTGATTTGGCTTCTTCAAAAGAATCTAATAATTTTGTTTTAAACTCTTCACCTCTTAATTGCAAATCATCAGCAGAAGAAAAAGTTATGTCTGGTTGATTTAATCTACTCATTTTAAATCTTTCGGCAGGTGATAATTCTGCTAATTGTTGAGGGCTTAAACCTGTTGTTGGAATTTGCATTGCACTCATAGCTCTTGCAGGTTCAGTTCTTAAAGGTATTCCAAGTCGTAACCAATCATCTAATTCATCAAAAGTAGTGAGCAATGAATCTATATCTTGTTCAATTACATTAAAATCTTTTGTTACTTGTATTGAGTTAATAAGCTTTTGATTTACTTCAGCCATCTGTTGAGTAGTATATGTAATCTTTTCTGCTAAAGCGTATGTCAATTCATCAGTAGGAACTTCGTTATACATAGCAGCATAGGTTTCTGCGTATTCTTTAAGTTTAGGTGTGTTTGCAAGTAATCTAATACCACCTTCTATAGTGTCTTTTCGACTTTTGACAGCAGAGTAAGCACCTGTTTGTTTTATTGCTCTTGCTCTTGCAAAAACAGCTTCTGCATTATTTTGTGATGTAGCAATTTGTTCTGGATTAATTTGATTAGGAGTAATACTTGGATCACCTCCAACTTGATTTTGTTTTCTTTTTTTCTTTCCTTTCTTTTTAATAATTTTGTTTTCTAATTTTTTTATTTTTGTGACATTTATATCGTCAGCATTGCTAGGTAATATTTTTTCTACTTCAATATTATCTCTTTTATTTAGTTCATTTATAATTTTTTCATTTAATTGTTTATCGCTTTTTACTGCATCTAACTGACTTTTAATATTGTTAATAATTTGATCAGATTTTTTTATACCTTTTACACCTTTAGAAATGTCTCTTCCTGTTAATGCGACATCAATAGGATTTAAAACACCTGCTAAAAACTGACTAATTTTACTACCAGCAAAATTAATATCTTCTGATTCTGTAGATGCACGAAGATACTCATAAATTGGAGTACTTAAACTAGGAAATTTTGCAATTAAAGGATCAAATAAATTATAAAAATTAGCTTCTGTTGGTCTAAAAGCTATTGTTTCAGCAAGACCAGCTTGTATAGGGTTTTTTAAAGCATCAAAAGTTATTTTAGCTTTTTTACTTTTTACTAAATTGCTCGTAAGACCAATAGTTTTTGAACCTTTACCTATAGCACCAAAAGGTATTAAAAATTGTACAAATACTTTTGGTAATTCATAAGCAAGATCACCGCCATATTGTTCATCAACTTCACTCAAATCAAATATAGATGTTTCAGTATATGGCTTACCTTGCACATAATCATAAATTCCCTTACCTGTATCAGCTACTCCATTAATAAATGCAGGTACACCAGTTGCAGTTCCTGTTGCAATTTTAGCTGCTGTTTCAACATCTTTACCGTCAATATTAGCTTTTTCAATAGTTCTATCAGTAATTTGCTGTGGAAGAACGTTAGCTCCTGTTTGGTTTTTAAGATTACTTAAAATCATTTTTGGTACGTCTTTTATACCTGTATTTTTTAATTTTTCGTTTTTTGTAAAATCGTCAGTCTTTTTAGATCCAATTCCAAAAGCACCCTCTGGTACTGTATTTTTATCAACTAAATTTGAATCAGTCATACTACCTGTTCATTAAAAGTTTGCGAGCGTTAATTAAAGTTTGTCTAACTGTCATTGCATCTATTGTGGCATAGTTTCCAGCCTTGTCATTATCATACATTCCTTTGCCATCTGGTCCTTGTATTGCAGCAAACTCTAAAGCTAAATCTTCATGTGCTGCTTGCAAGTCATCACTTTGTCCAAGTAAGTAAGCTGATAATGCTGGTCGTTTCCTACCACTTAACAACATACCCCAAAAAAGTCCATCTTGTACTACTGGAGTCATAACAGTATCTTTATCAATGCCAGAATAAATCCTTGCTTCCCTTAAAACACCAGGAGTAAATTGATAAGCACCTACAGCAAACACTTCATCATTAGCTTGCATTTGTTCCATCTCTGCTATTGTTTTGCTTGTTATATCCATTTTCCCTGCTGAGTCAGTTGTACCACCGTTATATGCGTTATACAAGCCACTACCTTGAGATTCCCCACTTCTTACTAATTCTGCTAATCCTCCAAAATCAGGAAAAGCTTGATCTGTTAAAGGCTCTGCTGATACAGGGGGAGAAATAATTTGATTTGCAATATCACCAATGTTGTCAAGAAAATTACTTGATTGATTAGTTTTTCTAAAGAAATCAAAAAAACTTCTATTTGTACCACCAGGTTCATTTATCTTCTCATTTTCTGTTGGTTCTACATTAGAAGTAGTCGATTCAAAAGTTGTTTCAATACCTTCGCCACTTAAAAACAACTCTGCTTGTTCTGTGCTAAAACCTGAATCATCTGCTAAAGCTTGTATCTCTTGTAATTTTTCAAATTCTTCTTGTCCACCTGCTACTAAAATGTCTATTTCTCTATAATAAGTGTCTTCTAATTCTCTATATAGTCGTTCTTTTTCAATGTTTGATAAACCTATTGCATTGTCTATTTGATCTGTAACATCTCTACTAAATTGAAGATTTAACTCTTCAACAGCAGAAGCTCTTTCTTCTAGTTTTTCTGGATAAACAAAAAATCCATTTGCATCAACTTTTGCACCTGCTCTACGATTTCCAGCAGACATTGTTTTAGTAGTTCTTGATGTAAAGTTTACTGTTTGAGCTTTTTTATAATTTTGTATGATGGCTAATGTTTGCCTATAATTTGTGTCATCTTCTTCTGTGGCAGATCCACCATGACTCTCATAAATTTGCCTTAGTTCTTCTTGAGCTTCGTCAGGTCTACTTGAATACAAACCTGCACCAACATCTAATTGTAATTCTCTATAACGTGATGACCTATCAGTTTCAAATATCTCTATAGTTTCTAATATTTTTTGCTTTCTAAAAGGAAAAGCATTTAGCAAAGACTCTGCTGCTTCAGGGTTGTCAGGATATTTTTCAATTATTCTTTCTATAGTATTATCTTCTGCTGCTTTTATTTTTTCTAATTGTCTTTTTAAATCTTTATCTTTCTGCTCGTTTAAATTTTCTTTTAACTTTAAAAACTTAGTTTCAAATTGCGGATGATTTCTTAACTTTGAAGTTCCACCTGGTCCATAATTCAAATTACCTATGTATTCTATAGCTGTATCAATATCAGAAGTTTTACCAGTTATTGCATAGTTTCTTGTAATGGCACTTTCACCAACATCTAATAAGGTTTCAAAAAATTTAGTTTGTTTGTCAGATGGCAAACCAAGAATTACATTTTCTTCTATGTACTCATTAACTTCAGATAGAGCAAATTCGGTATTTCCTTCTAAATAATCTTTTAAACCACCAAATACTGTTGGTAAGGCTTGTTTTTTTGTTCTTTCAAATCGAAATTGATTGTGTTGTTTTAAGTGTGTAGTAGATATTTCCTCTAAAGCAACAGCTTGTTTAGTTAAATAATGTTCAGTGACATAGTTAGGTCTTATACCTTGTAAGCTATCTGTATCTATTGTTGACGCTTTTTCCAAAAATTCTTTATATTCAGGAGTTTCAAAGCCAAAATGATAGATTGGCAGATTAATAACAGTTCCGTCAGATTGTGTTTGTTGAACTTTATATGTTTCATAAAGACTTTTTATATTTCTTGACGCACTATTACCGAGTAGTTTTGCTTTTGTTTTTTCATAAGCAGCTTGTGCAAAAATACTACCACCTATTAATTGTCTAGCAGCTTCATCACCATCTTGTTTTCTTACTCCTGAAATAACATTTCTTAACTCAGACTTTGCTTCTTGTAACGCTATCTCTGCACCTTTTAATTTCTCTTGATCTACAGCTTCATTTAATTTGACTCCAATAAATTTTTGAAGAGCAGGATTTACAGTTGCTAAAACACTAGCAAGTTCTTCTGCACCTGTTTTAGGTTGAACACTAGGGGGTCGTACAAAAGTATCTACAGGGCTTGCAGAAGATTGAAAAGCTGTACTTTGATAACTGTTAGTCATAATGTTGCATAAAGTTGACCATAAGTGGATAAGCCTTGAGAAGCTACATTAAGTAGTGCAGACCCAAGTGAAGGTATTTGGTTATAGGCTTGATTAATATTACTTATTAGTTGATTACGTCTATCATCTCTCTGTGCTGTTAATCCATCTACATTTCTAGCGTATTGTCTGCTTGCTGATTCAAGTGCTTGGTTTATAGATTCTCTAAAGTTTGCTGATTGTCTTTCTTGATCTTGTAATAATAAATCAATAGTAAGACCTGATCTACCTGATGCTTGTATTGCTCCTTTTGCTTGTAACGATCTAATAGTTGCTGCTTGTTTATCTTGTGCTTTTGACGCTCTTGATTCTTTTAACTGTGCTGCTAACGCTTCCTGTTGTGCAGCAAAAGCCTGTTCTGCTGATCTGTTTGCTATTAATGAAGATTGATATGTTTGGGCTGCTGCTGCCTTTGCTGCGTTTCTTTGGGAAATAGCGTTAACGGCAGAAAGACCTAACCCTGCATAAAACAAAGGTGCTGCTGAACCTAATCCTAATGCTAATGGCCCTGCAACAACACACATTTAAGCGATCCTCAAAAATTCGTAGAATGGTTTACCCTGCATACCGTAGTGTTCGTGATACTTAATAAAAGTAAACCCAAGAGACTTTAACCACTTGATAGCAGAATCATTCTCCGCATATACAAAATTATATAGGATTTTGTAAGATTTCAATAGACTATCAACCCATTTTCGACCTTTTCTTATTAGTTGTATTTTATATTTTTTATTACTAAACAACTCATCAGTAGCAACCATCCATATAACACCACCTTGTACCACCCCACAAAGACCTATAGGAGCATCATTATCATCAGCTATTGCCATGTTTATACTGCTGCATATATAAGATAATTGAAGAGCTTGTTTTGGTTCTTGTCCTGATTGATAGAACGCTTCAAGTTTATCCATCTCTCTCATGTTTTTAGCAACATGTTTTAGATCTTCTAAATTTGCTTTTCTTAAATAACCCATTAAATACGTCTACTCCTCATATGGAACATAGCTTCATATTCTGCACTAGCCAATGTTGTTGGTAAAAATGTATTGTTCTTTACATCAATATTAACCCTGTCAGCCCTACTCATTACAGGAACTTTAAATGATCCTGATTCTAAATTTACTGATCCAATAGTACTGCTTGATGAACCTAATAATATACCACTAAAATTATGTGTAGAAGTATCTCTATGGTCTGGTGTTACCTCTACTTTAAAAAACCCTGTGTCTTCAAACTTAATGTAAAAATGATGCAGTTGTAAACGACCACTTATTATTTCACCAGCATTTCTACCTGCTTGACCTTCTGTAAGTCTTTGTTGACTAAATCTATAGTGCATTTCATAAGGTTCACCAATAATAAATTTACTATTTCTATAATCACCTGTAGCTGTAATTGTAGATGCTGAACCATTAGTAGTATTTGTTGTTGATATAACTTGACCTGGTTTTAAAGTTAAAGTCGTGCCTTGCTCGTTTACAAAAGTGCTTGTTTCTCCACTACCTAAATATCTACCTATAACATTCATATTTGCTCTTAATCTATAAGGCACAGTAAATGTGGAAGTATTTGTAGAAGAGTTATAACTAACAGATACACCTGTAGTAGCTTCAGTTACCTTGTGGTCTAAACGATATTCAAAAACTGCATTAGGTTCAGTAAAATTATTTTCAAACGGTATTTTTTCTAATGTCGTACCATTACTTTCTTCTATAACTAAAAACAAATCACTTCCAATAAAATCAACATTTTTAATAGACCTGTTTTCATTAATAGTAAAAGTAGACCAACTGTTTAATATCTTTTGATATTGTTGACCATACAACCATCGGTTGATGTATAACTTATTTGGTTCATCTGTACCGAGACAAACTAAAACATCTGCACTTGTGGAGACTGCAAACTTAAATATATTACTTGGTATTAGTCGTGGTACATGAACAGTGATATTACTTGATTCTTTTATAACAAGATCTCTTTGGTATACATATTCTCTTACGTTGGCAAAAGATCCTCTTTTAGATAAATAATAAATACTACTACCAGCACCTATTGGTTGTGCATCATCATCAGATTCAAATTCAGTTACTACTACTACGTTAGCTGTTCTAGGTGTTAAGTTATCTGTTGATGAAGTAAGAACAAATTGTGTTTGGTCAGAAAATAATATTAGTTCTTGTTCAACTGTTACAGCACTTCTAAGAATAGCTACTTTAGTATGTGAAGCTGCTACATCTATAGGTTCACTATCTATCACAGATAAAACAGTTTCTGGAAAGAAATTAAAAAATTCTGCTGCTCTTGATAAAATTACATTATCATCAGCTAAAAAACCAAGTCTATTTCTAAAGAAAAAGACGTTATTAATTTTACTGCCAATAAAAGAAGGGTTAGGTGCTGATTCTAAATCACCTACAGTTCTCTCTGCCCATTTTGGTAGGGTTGAATTATTAACTTTACCAAAAGCTACATTACCAGTTGTTGTTAAAGAACCTGCTGCTGTAAAGGTAAAACTATTTGCATTTACTGTTGTAATTGTAAATGTACCATCAACAGCAGTGCCAGAAACAAAATCAAACTGTACTGAATCACTATTTGATAAGCCATGATTAGCAGATGTCACAGTAACAGTAGTGCCTGATTGACTGTAAGTTCCAGCAGTATTTAGATCTGTATATGTATCACCATCAACTCTTGCAAATCTAAAATCCCCATCTGCTTGTCTTATTAGCACATGTGGCATTGTATCGTAATTAAATTTAAATTCTATTCCTGGTGCTACACATTCTTCCCATTGTCCTTCTTCAAATGCATTACCGTTGTTAGTAACAAACTTGACGTAATAATTATCAAAATCAGTAGTTTCATCTCCTTTTACTTCCACTACATAACCATTAGGTGACACTGTGGGAAGATCTGTAAACCTTTGAACACTATTTTTTATTACTGTCATTTGAGTATTACCTTGTGTATCGCTTCCTTCTATAGAAAAATCACTTCCATCATTTTTTTTAATGTGTAAAACAGGACCATTTCTAGCAATAGTAAAACCAGTAAGTCCAGCAAGCAAACCAGATCTTAAATCAGCAGCAACAGTGTCAGTGCTAAGTGTAGAGTCTGAAGCGGTGTTATCAGTAACGGTAACTCCATCTACTGTTAAAGAATATGTAGTTTTATCTGATACTTGATTTATGAAAACAATAGCTTGAGTAGTATCAGCAGATAAAGTCGGGTCCATTGCTGGTGTGATTGTTGTATTAACAACAAAAGTAAAATCAGCAACACTGACAGTTCTGAAAACACCTCTAGGATTTGTAGTATTTAAATACGTTGTGCCGTCAGGTTTTTGTACCGTTCTTTCTACACCGTCAATATCATAAACTTTAACATTACCATTACTAAATATTGCTACATATCTTTCGTTAACATCTCTATTTATAGTTTGTATATGAACATTACCTAATGCAGAAGAACTTAGGTTTGTAATATATTTCAAGCCAGAACGCTTTGTAAGACCTATGACAGGATTACTATCAGCATTGTCCTGTATATCAGCATGATCAGCTTGTTTTGTGTTGTCAGCAGCTTGTGAAATACCTCTTAATAAAGTTGGTATTGCTCTAGATACAACTGCCATGATTATCTAATTAATACGTTTGCAGGTGAGTAAGTATCAAAGACACTTGTTAATGATGGATCTCCTCTGAGAAGGTTATGATCACCATTAGCTAGGTCTGTTTCCATTAGTATAGCTCTAGCTCTTATTTCGTCTTGTTCTGTATAGCTTCTTAACCCATCATCACTAACTAATCTATCAACAAAAACACGAGCAGCTTTTATTGTTATGTATCTTCTTGCAGGTTCTGGAATCTCATTAAAAGTTCTAAAATAAACCAAAGTGCAAATAAGATCTTCATCAAATTCATATTTATTATTTAGCCTGTCATACAATTTAAGACCACGCTGTATTGCATCAATCGTAGGGTGTTGATGAATATTAGGATCAACTCTTAAAACATCAGTTGAAAGTGCTACATGATTAGAGACATCTCTTGTAAGAGTTACATCTATTTCAGTATTAAAAGACCAACCTTCAGATTGAATTTCTTTATTCACTTCAGTTAGAGTTTGTTGTGCTAAACGAGCATCAACAGGAAGTGTACCTGTAAGACTGTTAATAGGAGCTTCTCCTATAGCAGCCAACATAATGTTGATGCTTTCTAGTTCAGTGGTTGCAGCTACAGTCATGGTTTAGTACTTTTTTATTTTTAGTGAATCCCTACCACCCATCTTTTTTTTCTTCTTTTTTTTAGATCCGTGATACATGATGTTCTCCAAATAGTAAAGAAAGAGTACCCATTGCTGAGTACCCTTTTATGTAAGTTAAGAAGCAGATAACTTGATTGTAGCTGCACACTCAGGTCTTAGGATTCCATGACCAAGAGCATACTTAGCA